CATACATACATTAAACGTGAGCTAATTAATGCATGCACATCATCGTAATACGGTCCTAAGCAGCCTCACCGCCTCCAAGAGGCGGGGAGACTCGCTTTAAACCCCTCGACGTCTTTCAAAATATGGGGCTCTAGGCTCCAGACCTTTGCACGGAACCTGTCGACCTCTGTGGACGATGCCTCCCAGCCCAATACTCGCAGTGTCCTAAATTCTTGCTCCGGGCTGATCAATCCATTCATCGCCTCAATATGCGCGACGATGTCTGATTTCAAGGCATTCGGGTCTGACACAGAGCGCATCCCCATCTCGTGATCCACCAACTCCCCGGTGTGTAGTGAATCAGCGAACTCGAGGAATTTACGGGAAACCGTTGGCAAAATGCCACAGAAGTCCGCCGCTCGGGCTACGGCTGCCGCTGCTGCTACTGGTTTTACCTTCTCCGGATTGCCCTCATGATATGCTTGTAGTACTGTTCCTGATGAGCTAATTCCGGCTCCTGCCATCGCACGAGGCAGGTCGGGACAGAAATCTGATGTTAGCTCCCCGGCTCCATTGCATCCAAATTTATAACCGCAAAATTCGGCTATAGTCGTGCAAAAACCGGCCTTAATGTTGAAGCCACCACGATCCCAAAACGCCAACGCTATGTTGGCCATGTCGGATTGCTCCCGTACTGGAGGATATAGAGCGGCAAGTGAATCATCGCCCTCCAAGACGATATTAAACCACCGCCGCACCTTATCCAAGCACACCCCCCAGCGGATCGTGGGATCCAAGAACCGTTTCGGGTCCTCGAAAAGGCTACACACCCACATCACGAAGTTTACCCACCAATTCAAACATGATGTGCCTCTATGTCCGGACCGGCGGATGGCATCTATTCGCTTCAGTATCTTCTTGCCATACGCCCTCATATAGAGGCTCAATGTATCCTGTTCATTGATACCTTCGTGAGCGAGGAGCCAACTCTCTGGCACTACACCCCTCTTGATCAAGTGCTTCGTTATCCACCTCAAGATGGGGTTTTCGATCGACTCCCTTACACCTGCTGTGCATGTCGTATCCCATGCTGAGCCGTCGAAAAACATACAGGCACTCTTCGGCTTGCTTAATGCCTTGCATACGTCAATCATGGCGGTCCGTCGATCGCGATGCTTGATTGACTTGTCATGCATGTGCTCGAAGAGCAGGTCTTCGAAACACTTGATGACTAAGAGCGCCATCAGTTGACCAGGATCCCCGTCTGCAATAATCATTCGGGGTGCCTTGCCAACTGGCATTGATTCCGCCTTAACCTTCGCCTTCAACTTGTATTTTGGTGATGGTTGGGCGTACAACTCATCAACCACCTTCTCCAGACGTTCTTGTGTCCACTTCTTCGACTTCATTTCTTCGAGACTGCAATTTCGTTCAATCCAAGCATTGATCTTCTCAGCAGTGAAGATTCCCTTGCCAGGCCCCTTCGCCTTCTCATCGGGACGCATGGATGCTTGAATCACGCTGGCGATCCTCTCCTTGTCTCGTGGGTTAAACTTACAAGGATTCTGTTTCTTGTTGATTCGTTCTTCGATGGCGGCCTCCAGATTTTCCACCGTATTCGCGTAGACATTTGGCTCCTCAGCCAAAGGCCCAATTACAACTGATGGCACTGTGGGCGGTCCCGCTTCATTGTAGTGAGCGCCTACCACACCGACTATATCGTTCTCCGTAACTGTGGTGCCGGTCACATCCACTGTCGCGGCTACTCGCTGCATGTTGCCATCCACAAAATACGTATCCGATCTCTCCAATATGTTTGGAGGGCTCGCCACTTCTTCCTCGGATGCCTTCTCCTGCTGGGTGCTAATCTTCTTCAATTTTACCCGACCCTTGTGCAGTAAATCATTATTGGTCAGGTATTCCACTACTCCCCATGCACCCAATTCCGCCATTGCAACCTCCACGTCTGGATCACCTGTGTTGTGCCAGAGTGTTTCAGCCTTCTGCACCAAATTGGCATCTGTATATTTTAATGCAGCTCTTGCTGCTATGCCATTCCTTGCTATGAATGATAGTTCGTGCCACTCCTTGGACGTATATCTTATCCTCACAATCTTACGCTCCCAATGTGAAGACCATTTCCAAAGAGCGATGGCGGTCACCAAGTACGCCATGGCGATTTCCTCGGATGACAACCTACAGGTTGACAAAAGGCCAGTAACCGACAACAGTACGATTACCACTGGCAGAGTACGTCGCCACTGCACGAAACCGGCGTCCTTAACTACCAACTCCCAGTAGCACTTCTTACGGTTCGCTGCAACATCGTAAATCCAATCATCCAGCCTGCCAAAATGGCGCCCTGGACCGTACACGATGTGGATCATGGATCCAAGCACTGCTGTTAACGCGAAGCAACGCGGGCTTGTAGCAATGTGCCCTAAGACACACCCCGGGACGGCCACCCCCCGGCAAATCCGTATCCTGTCTCAAGCGGGGTTCGCT